TCTATTGATCTAAGAGAACGTGTTGCATTAGGATTGGGTTTATAAATGATCATTCGCAACGAAAACATTACAACTGCAGATATTCGAAGACTACTCAGAGATCCTGCTAATAGGACTGATGAGTTCTTAATCGGATTTGCCTTGGCTAAAGAGGTGTTGAATTTCAGATATATGCAGTCAACACCTACTGCTGTTAAGAGAATACAATCGACCGAATCCGTAGGAAAGTATGGTACTCGAATTTACGGTAATCCGAGTATCCCCAAACTTAGATATATTGATGGATTAAAGTTTAAAAAGATTATTCCAGAAAAACAATATAATCCTGTTCTCGCTTCCGATATTACGAATGGAACTAAACTTGGTGGAGGCATTCCGTTATCAACATTTGCTGGTAGCGCATTAAACAGCAAAACAACAATTGCTGATCGCAAAGAAGTCGCAAAGTATTTTTATCTTCAATCTATGATGATGAATGGAGTTAGGAATAATACAGGAAGATTCGGTAAACACAGTTTAATTGTTTCTGAAGGATTATATGCTCCTGAGACAAATCAAACAGTAACTTCTGGAAGTATTCTTGATTTACAAACTAAAGGTCGTGCTGTAGTTTATGAAGTTAGGAATCTAGAAGGAAATCTAGATCCTGCTGCAGTATTTAATATTGCATCATACTGGAAAGATACAGCATTATTTGATGAATTAATTTTAAGTTTTGATACAGTTGATCCCAAGGTAGATTATACAGCACAAATTATTATAACGATGCCTGAAGTGACTGATAAATATATTGGAGAGTTTCGTAGGAATATTCGAACAGAATACAACTACAATGTCGCACTGAAAGACGGACTCGCTGAGTTGGCTGTATAAATATCTAATAAACAGGAATTTATGAATGGCAGTAACTAAATCACTCTCTATTGAAGATGCTAACTTAGCAGTACGAAGTATTGTATCTGCTAGAGAGCAGGTTTATTCAGATATTGATCTGACATTTGCCAAGAAGACAAATGGGGATATTTTTAAAAAGACTGAAGCTGCTGCGGTAAAACAAGCAGTAAAGACTTTAATCCAAACTAATTTTGGAGAAAGACCATTTAATTATTACTTTGGCGCTAACATTCGTGCTTTATTATTTGAACCAGTTACCCCTGATGTTATTGATGAAATTGAATTAAATGTAAGACTAGCAATCGAAAACTTTGAACCAAGAGCAGAGCTACTTGATGTGAGAGTTTTGGATGAAATTGATAGAAACTCATTAAATGTGAGTATTAGATTTAGAGTCGTAAGTACAGACGAAGTAGTAGAGATACAAACAGCATTCTCAAGGTTAAGATAAGACATGGCAACAGTAATTAATTCATCCCAGCTTGACTTTGCATTTATTCGAGGTAAGATCCTTGAATATATGAAAACTCAAACAGAGTTTCAAGATTATGATTTTGATGCTTCTGGACTTTCAGTCATTGCTGATGTTTTGGCATATAATACACATCAGAATGCGCTGCTCGGTAACTTTGCACTAAATGAAACATTCTTGCAGACTGCTCAACTTAGATCTTCTCTGGTAAACCTTGGTCTGAACTATGGATATGTTCCTAGATCTAGGTCAGCATCTACAGCATTATTAAACGTATCTTTAAATTTAACTGGTGCAACAAATAAACCAGAAGAGATTCGTCTTCCTGCTGGATTTACATTTACTGCAGAACTGGATGAAGTAACCTACTACTTTAGAACTCAACAAGAGCATACTGCAAAGATTGATGCTGCTGCTCTTGGTATCTATACATTTGAGGATGATGACGGTAATCTTGCGATTCCTGTAAAAGAAGGAACAGAGCAAGTTAAGACGTTCTTGGTCGATAAGACATTACAAAGACAAATTTATGTAATTCCAGATACAACACTTGACCTTTCAACCTTAAAAGTCAGAGTATTTGAAAGCGCTGCAGATACAGTTGGCCAGTCCTATCTTTCTCCTGGTCAGTTAGTTGGATTTACTGCAGAAACCAGATTGTTCTTGCCATTAGAAACTTTTAACGGATTCTATGAATTAAACTTTGGTGATGGTACGATTACTGGTGATGCTCCTGATGTTGGTAATATTATTCGAGCAACTTATCTTTCAACCAGCGGTCAAGTCGCAAATGGAGCATCAGTCTTTACACCATCAACTACAGTAAGTGTTGATAATGTATCATATACTCCAATTGTTACAACAGTTTCTAAATCAACTCTTGGTGCAGAAAAAGAAAATGTAGAGAGTATTCGTATTAACGCTCCACTTTCTTATCTTGCTCAGGGAAGATTGGTAACACCGAATGATTATATTGCAGTAATTTCTAATGTAATCCCAGGTATTAAGTCGATGAATGCTTGGGGCGGAGAAGATAATATTCCTGCAAAATATGGTAAAGTGCTAGTTTCTATTATCTATGAAGATGATATTGATGCTACATTTAAAGCATCCCTTGAAGATCGTATTGCTACAGAGATTACTGATAACCTCTCGATTGCTTCGATTGAAACAGAAATTGTAAGTCCAGCATTTACATATCTCAATCTAACAACAAATATTAAATATGAGTCAGGCGTAACAGCATTAACTCGCAGAGGTATTCAGGATAAAGTTAAAAGAACGATTGCTTCTTACTTTGCATCTAATCTTGGAAAGTTTAATGACGTTTTCCGTAAGTCTAAACTTCTTTCGACGATTGATGGATCGGATGCTGCGATTCTGTCTTCTACAATTGATGTTCGCATGGAAAATAGATTTACGCCTGTATATGATGCAACTTCAGTAAGATTTGTTTCTGCCGACTATCAGTTAAGTTTCTTAAATAAACTTGCTCTGCCGAATAAAGAAACTCCAATCGTTACTAGCGATAACTTTGTATATGACTCTAAGGTTGCATCTATTCGTAATCGTATTGGAGATAACTTTAGCAATATCTTAGAAATTATTGATACTGATGAGAATATTTTGGTTACGAATATAGGCTCTTATGATGCGGCTAAAGGAACTGTTAATTTAACAGGGTTTAGTCCGACTTCAATTTCTTCAGGTAATACTTACATTCGAGTGATTGCCACTCCAGCAAATGATGCTGATATTAAACCATTAAGGAATCATGTAATTGATCTTGGATTTAATGTTGTAAGAGCAACTGATGATATTGATGCAGCAAATGCAGTAAGTGGTGTAACTGACTAATGGCTGCAGTAACCTTAGAAGATCGTAATCGTCGAGATATAAACTTTAATCAGCCGCAAGTTGATACCTTGCTACCTGAGCATTTTCTAGAGCAGTATCCGACATTAGTTACGTTTCTTAAAAAATATTATGATTATTTAGAACTAGCAGCTGGTCGTAATAGACTGGATAATATCTTTTTTGCAAAAGATAATGAGAGTACGAATGAAGATTTCTTAGATTATCTCTTCTTCGAAAAAATTAATGGTCTTGGTGCTGATAGATTTGATCTACCTAGACTTACACTGAAGCTGGTATCTCAGTTTTCTAGAGCCAAGGGGACTGAAGTATCTATCCCTGCGTTCTTTAGATATATCTTTGGTGTAGATGCGGAGGCATTTTATCCAAAGACTCAGATGTTTACTGTTGGCGAAAGTCAGATTGGATCCGACTCACTTAAATTTCTTCAAGATTCTCGTTTCTGGCAGGTGTTATCTATTCAGATTAAATCACCTCTTAGTACAATTCAATGGAATGACATTTACAAAAGATATAATCACATTGCAGGATTTGCTCTTTTTGCTGAAACGCAATTTGAAACAGTAGCAGGAAATATCTCTGCAGTTTCACCTCTTTCAATTGCTGATACTCTAACTGAAGGCGCTCTGACTCTTGAGGCAACAGCAACTGAAGTATCTACTGCATTCACCAGCTCGACTGGTGTTGATAGTGATGAAACAATTAGATTCTACACTGATCGTAGTATCGAATTCTATCAAGATTCTATTGGCGGACTTACTGCTGCACAGAAAGGCGAGTATACTTCTATCGCTGATGTTCTTGATACTAATTCACCAACGTTCTCTTCGAATGACAGCGATAAGTTCTCTGATCAGTCTCTACAGACTATGGATGAGGATCTGTTTACTCATTATGATCCAAACAGAGTTGATTCCGCTTAGAAAAGCATTATAAATAAATTAGAATAGGTTTTAACGAGTAGTAAAACATGACCAGACAGAATATATCTACAGGTACAACTGCTAATGACGGCACCGGAGATACCCTTCGCAGTGCTGGCACTAAGATTAATCAGAACTTTGTTGAACTGTATCAGGCATTCGGAACTGATAGCAGCACATTAGGTTCTGGGATTACTTTCGATACTTCTGGTATTGTCATTGAAGGCACTACAAATACAACTACAATTGCTCCAAAAGATCCTGGTTCTGATGTAACATTCCAGATTCCAGATAGTAGTGGCGAAGCAGTTATTTTAAGTCCAGATAATATCGTTTATCTGAAAGATTCTACTGGTGCAGCTTCTAAATTATATTATGCCAACGTTTTTGATTCTGCTGCTGGTTTTGGTGTTCTCCCAAGTGCAGCCACTTATCATGGGATGTTTGCGCATAATCACGGCACTGGTAAGGGAGTTATGTCTCATGCAGGGTCTTGGCACAATCTTTTAGACAGTGACACATTCACGTCCAGAACAAGTCTGCAATTAATTAATCCAAAGATGGATACCACTATTTTTGATAATACTGGCACATTTGGATTATTGGAATTAGATAATACTTCTACAGGTAATACAAGTTATGTAAAGATTACTAACGTAGATGATTCTGCCCCTGTAATTACTGCAGAAGGAGTTGGATCTAATGTTGGTATTAAAATTAAACCTAAAAATAACCAACCAATTAATCTGCATGGATCATTAGCATATGAAACTGTAACATATACTACTGGAACTAATCAGCAATTAGATTCAAATGTCAGTTCTTATTTGTTTAGTACAGGTGTTGCAAGTAGCTTTGTTTTACATAATGGCCGATATACAGGCGAAGTTAAAAAACTTATTAATAGAACCCAAGAAGATATTACTGTAAGTTTTGGCACTAATAATTTAAGAGTTCCCGGTGGACTTAATTATACAAGTTTAACAATGACTGATATAGGGTTTGTAACTTGTGTATGGGTCGATGAGGGTGGTGGAACTTGGATCCTCGACAGAGACTCTGATAAATATATTACATTTGCTTAAAAGGTAAAGAATAGATGGCAGCTATTGTAACGAATAACTTAAAAAAGCAGCTACTGCAAACTATCGTAACTGATATTTCAGCAGACAGCGCTAACTATTACTACATTGGTATTAGTAGGTCAAATCCATGGGATGAAACTGATACTGTACCAACCGTAGGTAATACAGAGAGAGAAAAGAGAAACTTCCGTGCTGCTCTTCAGTCCATCATTCGTACAACTGATGCTTCATTTGTAGCACCCAGATATAACTGGTCCTCTGGTTCGATTTACAGCGCATATAATGATAATCAAACTGCTGCGGCAAACTCTACAACTTATCCTTACTATGTATTAACTGCTAACCAGAGAGTTTATCTTTGCCTTCAACAAGGTAAGTCTGATACTGGCACAATTCTTCAATCTACAGTTGACCCTGACACGATTGGCGCAAACACTAGTGCATCCGCCACCTCTGATGGATATATTTGGAAATACTTATTTACTCTCAGCGGCACGAATGCAAGTAAGTTCCTTTCTGCTAACTATCTTCCGGTTTCTAAAGTAGACTCTGCTGCTAGTTTAACTGTAATTCAACAAGCGCAGAAAGATGTACAAGATGCTGCTACTGCAGGGTCCATTATTGGATATAGAGTAGTCAGTGGCGGTGTTGGATATTCTAGCGATCCTACTGTAACGATTAGTGGTGATGGAACTGGTGCTAGAGCAATTGCTAAGAGAACTGCCACAAACCAAATTTCTAAGATTGAAATTGATGATTCTGCTGGTGGTATTCCATTCGGTTCTGGTTATAGTTATGCCTCTGTTTCGTTAACTGGTGGTTCTCCAACTACTGCTGCTGTGATTGAACCAATTATCTCTGTAAATGGTATTGGTTCTGACCCTAGAGATGATCTGGGATCTGATGCTGCAATGATTAACGCTAAACCAAATGGCGTCCAAAATGGATCCTTTATGGTTGGGCAGGACTTTAGGCAGATTGGTCTGATTAAGAATCCTAAGAAAAATAATGATTCTGATTTTACAGGCACTGACGCTAGAGCAATGCGTATCTTGACACTGAACAACATTACTGCTGGATTTGATAGTGCTGCTGTAGAAGATGCTCTGATTACAGGAGATACAACTGCTGCGATTGCTCTCGGTGATGAACTGGTTGGGTCAAAACTCTACTATCACTTCGATGATAGCACAGGATTTAAACAATTCCAATTAGCAGAGGACGTTTTCCTCGATTCTGGAACAGGGATTACTGCAACGATTGTGACGGACTCTGAGGGCGAAGTTAAACCATTCTCTGGTGAGCTTCTATATATTGAGAATAGATCGGCAGTAGTTAGAGATGCTGCTCAAACTGAAGATATTAAGATTATCGTAAAACTGTAAGGTAAGACAGAAGAATGCCTAATACATTTACAACTACTACGTTTAGCACAACTTATAGAGACGATTTTAAGGATAGTGATCACTATCATCGTATTCTCTTTAACTCTGGTCGGGCTCTGCAAGCACGTGAACTTACACAGATGCAGACGATTACTCAGACCGAGTTAGAGCGTGTTGGTCGTCATCTGTTCAAAGAAGGTAGTGTTGTAAATCCAGGTGGACTTGCTTTAGACACTAACTATGAGTTTGTTAAACTTGAAACGGGCGCAAGTACAACTGGATTCGCTGTTGGAGATTTAATTACTCAGACCACACCAAGTGGCATTCAAGCGAAAATTCTTCGTATTGAAGCGGCGACTAGTTCTGATCCAGCAACTTTATATGTGAAGTATGTAAGTCAAGGTACAGCAACAGCTGGCGCAGAACCTACTCGATTTGTCGCAGGGCAAATTATTACAAATACTGGAGCAGGCTCTGCTACTGTACAAGTAACTAATACTACCGCTAACCCTGCTACTGGTCGTGGTACAAAAGCATCTGTTAATGGTGGATCTTACTTTACCCAAGGTCATTTTGTATCTGTAACACCTCAGACTATCCTAGTTAGCAAATATTCCAGTACGCCAAATGAAGTCATTGGTATGAAGGTTGTTGAGGATGTAGTAACTGTTGATGATACGAATGATCTTTATGACAATCAAAACAATGGTATTCCCAACTTAACTGCTCCTGGTGCAGACAGATATAGAATTACTTTAACGCTGACAATTGAATCTGCCCTGACTGCTGGAGATTCTTTCTTTGCAATTAATAAAATTGTAAACGGTGTTCTTCAAGAAGAAGTAGATGAGACTGAATACAATATTTTGGGTAGAGAACTTGCTACTCGTACCAGAGAAGAATCTGGTGATTATGTTGTAGAGGGTTATACTTCTAATATGCAAGCTGGCGACTCTGATAGTGTCCTTACGCTGAATGTTCAGCCAGGTGTTGCATATGTAGATGGATATAGAGCATCTATTCAAACCCCAACTAAGATTACTGTCAATAAACCTAGAAACACCGAAATCGTTGAAGAAACTATTGCTGCTAACTATGGTAACTATGTAATTGTTTCTGCCGATGCTGGTCAAGGATTTATTCCAAATATTGATACTTTTGAAACTGTAAATCTGCGTAATGCTGCAGATTATGGTGGTTCTACTATCGGTTCTGCTCGTGTACGTTCCATGACTACAGATGGGTCAAACTATCGACTGTATCTCTTTGATGTGCAAATGACGGGTAGTAATAAGTTTAGTGATGCTAGAAGTATTGGATTGACCAATAGTCTATATTTTGATTTGGTTCTTGAAGGCGGTGTTGCAGTTATCAAAGAAGCAGTGAATAATAATCTATTCTTTGATCTCGGTAAGATTCGTCCATCTTTTATTGATGATGTTACTGTAACTGTGCAGAGAAAGTTTACTGAAACCACTCTTGGTGATGGCACGGTCGATTTGGGCGCACTTCCTTCGGGAGAATCATTTTCAAATCAAACTCAGTGGATTATTGCCGAAACTGATGGAGATATTTTAGAAAATGCTTCTGCTAGTGGTAGTGTAATTTCTGGAGCAACTGCGTCAACTTCAATCGAAGTAATTGCTTACGTTGATAAGACTGCAAGTGCAGTAACAATCCGCCCAAAGACTTTAACCACAGTATCTTCTGAAACAACTACAGTAGAATCTGATGGTGCTGG